TCCAAATATTCATCATACACCTCACCGTTGGGACATGTGCCCGTATCGCCCATTTGCACGACATCTCTAGCGGACGGATGTACATTCGCATCAAAAAACTCGGGGTTCTCTCGGCGCGCATGTTTCCCTTGCGCCTCATCGAATGCCTTTCGTTCTTCTGCGTTTTGGGGCTTGTTTTCGTCGTCGGGTTTAAACAAGTCAAACGGATTTCCCGACTTAAACTTTTCGCTAGGATTTACCATCTAAATCCTCCTATGCGCCGCGCATATATATGGGCAGAATTGCGTCCAGAGGTATAGGTATTTGAATTACCTGTCCAGTGGAAACGTGGGACTCAGTAGGAGTCTGGTTATACCACGCGATGATCCACCATAAAGTTGCATCTCCATAGTATTGATCTGCCAACTTGAAAAACCGATCCCCTATGGCCCATATATAGTCGACCTCATTAATGTCTTCCATCTCTCGATCAGTGGGAAAGTGAGTAAGAGGAGTTTTATACTGCCTAATGAATTTCGCTCCTCTCTTCTTCATCAAGGAACGATACATAGGGTTATGATTAATCGCGGTCATTCTATTGTCATATCGTGAAGTCATCAATCATCTCCCTAAATAATGGTAGGCGGGAATCCAAAGAGAGCCCTATTTTCATCAGCCGTTTTTAGCAGTCGGTTAGCCCTCACCGCTATGCGGCGCCTAATCAAATCTTTTTCCACATCCAGAATCGCTCTATAGTCCTGCTTCTTCACATAAGGTGGTTTACGGATGCTGCGCGCTTGGTTGGAAGTTGAATTATCCCCTCCATAAGGAAAGCGATTGTTGCGCAGGTCCCCCAAACCTCGCCACGTGATCTTGTCTTTCCCCTCTTCCTCCCATCCCACAGGTTGATCGTGAATGACCGTAAATCTAATTGAAGCAGTAGTAAGTTTGGGATAAAGAGATCCGTCATACTTGCCCGTACTATCACCCGGATCAAAAACTCCCTGCTTCAAATCAGGCTTGTAAGTAAATCCCTCAACGATCCCGCTAAGTCCTTTAGTTTGGGCCGGGCCGGCGATGTTTTTGGAATTGCCCGGGGCGATGATGAGGTTGCCTACCTTTATTTTGAAGATGGGTCCGGACTTCATGGTGGTGGCGCCACAAGATTGGCTGTTTGGCGCGCTCTTATCATACACAGGATACAACATTTGAATAAGAGAATTAATCATTGCCATATTATTTTTTGCTTCGGGAAGTCCAGTCGCAGGCATGTCCCAATTCAAAGTTATCACTCTCCCAGTGCGCTTAAATGTGGCAATAGGATCCATCCTTCCAAAGACACTCTCCTTGGTATAATCTGTCTGGAACCTATCGTCAAAACCCGTAATGAAAGATTTAAAATATACACTTCTTTTGGTGGGGATATGAAATATTTCAATGAACTGATTTCTGTCATTGGCCCACCCATCCGTAGGATCACTATAATAACGAGAACTGCGTACACCCTGTGTGTCGAACTCAGGAATGCCATCATTATTGCTGCCTCGCGTAAACAAGGGAGAAGGAACGCTCGGCTGAACATCGCCAATGATGTAGTCGCTGGTTGGTCCGGTGACTTTTTCAGCGGGAACATCTACTAAGGGTTGCGCTGGATTGTCAATTACCTGCTGGGCGGCTTCTCCTGCTACTCCTCCCACAAATCCCTGCTGATTGGTATCGATATTTGACGGACTGTTATCCGCCTCCTGCCCTGTAACTGGGGCGCCTGCACCCCCTCGTCTTCCCATCGCCATATCTTATCCCCTCCTCCTAAGTATTCTTAGCAATATGTTTTGCCTCTTCTCTCACTGTATCTAATATATATGTTGCTAACACATCTCCGCCTATTTCTATGCTGATGGTTGCTCCATTGCCGGCTGCTCCGCCAGCAGCAGCTGGTCCACCAACAGCGGCGCCAACATTACCAGCGGCGAGGGCCACTTCCTTCAGTGATTCTGCCCATGCGTCCGTAGATTCAACCAGTCGATCCATCATCGCTTCCAGAGCAGTTGGCTTTAGACCTTGAGTAAATCCAGCCACAATATCTTTTCCTAGTGCCAGCATATATTTAGACGGAGACTTGGCGTTCCATAAATCTTGCAATTTCTTCTGTTGGTCTTTGGAAGGTTTAACTAGAGTTTGTTCCAGAAAATCTTCAAAAGTGCCGCCACTCGCCTTGAACTGAGTCTTTGTCTTTGCCAGCGCAGCCCAAGTGCCGGCGCCAAGAATCTTCTCATTCATAGCGAGGGCATCTTCTTTGCGCATATCAGTACCAAAACCTTCAAAAAGAGCGGCCACGGCATTCATTGGAAGGCTATCACCGCCAAGTAGACCTTTTCCTTTGGCGCCTTTTCTTAACTTTTTACCCAATCTTATAAATATTGCATCAAACCCTTGCTCAATAGGGCCCAGAATAAGTGCCTCGACTGCTTTCCTTACTGGCGCCATCGCTGGCCCGGTAAGAAATGTTAGCAGTTTTTCCTTAAAAACAAGCATTCCTTTGGACATTTCAATGGCAAACGCATCCCAGTCTCCACTCTTCATGTGCTTACGCAGATTTTCTATCGTGTCGGAGATCACACCTAGTATGCCAATGAAGAAGTCTCCTTGGACGATCCACTTATCAAACCATTCTAGTCCTCCTTCCACTACCGTCACCATAAAGTCTCCTAGAATATCGGTCATCCTCCTAACCGCTCTACCAGTATCACTTTTGGGATTGAAGAATGCAAATAGTTTCGTAAACACCTTCCCGAATGCCTTTGCCAATCCTGTCTTCATAAAAATAGCAGTGTAAAGCATTCTAAGAGACTTCATAATATCTACGGTCTGCTTAATCATTTTATTGTAGGCTTTTTGATCCTTCGCCTTTTGCTTGGCTTCCCTCTTCGCTTTGCGCGCTTCCCTATTGGACATGTTCATCATCTGAGCTAACTCGGCTTCGTCCATTGCTAACGATTCGGCAATTGCCTTGCGCTCAAATCTCTCCATCTGGTCAAAATTCTTACCTGCCATTTCCAGAGAAGATTTAAGTGCTTTAACTCTTTCTCCCTCCGTCATGTTCATCATTTCCAGAGTATTCAGATAATCACCGCCGAGTAACGCATTTAAATTACCTACCGCAGTTGCTGCACTATCAAAGGTATCAAACTTAGCTGTTATACTTAACAATTTATCGAACGCAATACCACTTGCCTTTGCTACGCTTTCTAGATCAAAAAACACTTTCATCATCTTAGGTCCATGCGCCGTTAAAACTTTAGTAGCAGATATAAAATCACTAGAGAATTGATCAGGAAGTTTACCAAACGCTTGTGCCTGAACGGCCATCATTTTCCACTGATGCGCTGATGTTTTTGCAGATTTGCCCATTGCTCTTGTGAGGAAGGTGATGCCGTCGCCGCTTTGGCCTGCGCCAATACTCACTCTTTCTAGTTCCGCTGCAATCCCGATCAACCCTGTTTGGGTCTGCCTAGACATGGAAGTAAGAGAAGTCAAAGATCCTGCTAACCCAGCTGCTGCTTGGGCTGCCTCTTCAATTTCTACTCCCATCGAAAATCTAACTGCCTTTCCTGCTGCCTTGGCAACAGTACCAGTATCCCCTATGCGTCCATTCATGGTGGCAATTGCCTTCGAACTTCTCACAAACATTTCCCACGTCTCTACCCAAATGTTTCGCATAAGAGTCTCAACAATGTTGAGAGGATGAAGCATCGTCATAATACTTGAAGCAAATCGCTTGGCTAAGATGGGCATCGCCAAGATGGTACCATGAGTCTCTACGAGTTTGCGATGCAATTTCCTCACATTTTTAACTGTTGCCCCGAATCCGCTAGTTTGGAGTCCTATTTTTACCCCAATGCTGTCCATTATCTTATTGGTCTGTTCAAGATTCTGAAGCTTGATGGCATAATTTCTCTGATCCTTTCTTGCGTTCTCTTGCTCGTTGATGGCTGTCACAACTTTCTTGTCGTAAGTGGCTTGTGCAGCGGCGACTTGTTTGTCATCTGCTTGGCCAAGAAGATGCGCTGCCTTCACTCTGCGCAAGTCAATCTCAAGTTGTTGGACAGCAATGTCTTTGAGTTGCACCGAAAGCTCCAGACTTTCCATTTTTTCTTCGGGACTGAGGGCAGTACCTAGAGGAGTGCCGCCGGCCATTCTAGCCGCGAGCTTTCCCTTTTTGCGTTTTTCTACGCGTTCTTTGTGTTTCGTAAGGCGCTCTTGTTCACTAGCAACATTAAAGGCGCGCCTTGGTCGGCCATAACCACCGTAGCCGCCTTGTCCACTGCCTTGTCCACCGCCTTTTGTGCCTCCCATTACCTAATCCTCACCTTTACGTAGAGAAGGGCCATCGTAACCCTGTCACTCTTTCAAATTTGGAGATAGACCTGTCTAACTTACCTTTGTTTTGATAAGTCATAGGATTGTCAAGTCCGTTATCTTTCCACGATTCCAGATACCTTTTTTCTCTAGATAATACATCTGCGAAACTTTGCACCTGTGCATCGCTGCCCTTAATCTTGAGGGGCAAAAGAGATCCCTTGAAAAGAGAAGGCATAATCCACTTTAGAAGTCCCCCAAACATTAACATCCATCCCTCATCCAATCGGTTTTGATCGTCGTGAGACTTGGAAAAATCAATAACTATAGAAGATAGGTCTTTATCATTTTTATTCACCAGTCAGTCCTCCACACTATATAAATAGTGATTATAAAAAAATAAAAGAGCACACCAAATGCTCTTTTATTTCTTTTTCATACTCTCTGCTTCTTTTTCTAGTTGCTTAGTCAATCGCTCGACAAACCATAGGCGTAATTGAATGGGAAGGTTGTATGCTTCGAACAAACTCCATCCGCCGTAATACTTTAAGGCAAAGAATTGCTCGTATATGTTTTCCATATATTTAGGCGTCAGGCCAAAAAAACGTGTGAGACATAGGTACCTCGACTTCCTGTTCGTATTGACAACCGTCGCAGACGAACTCCTGCACCATGTTAACATTAGGAGTTAACTTTCTAAATGTCTTTCTGAGAAATTGTGAGTCATGCGCGGGCATCACTCCTATGAACTTCTCAATTTCAATGCGATCAGTCACTCCATTGACGGAAATCGTTATCCGCTTGAAGTGTTCCGTCAACGCATTTGCAGGCAACTTATTCTTCTTTCGCATCTCTTGTGCCTGCGTTATTCCCGACTCGTCTTTTCCCGTAAGAAGCTTAATTTCCATTACCATCTTCGACTTGGGGAGTGTAACAAAATAGACAGAGCCTTCTCCGTGGGAAACATAAGTACGCAACTCATCATCTATCGTCGTTTCTAAATCTACTGGGATCCTAGAAGGGCATTGAGTCAAGTCAAATCCATAATCCCTGTAGTCGGTACCACAATCTGGGCATGACACTTCCGTCTCATAGTTGGGTCCATACCCGCTTATACGCGCCGCAATTAGGAGAGCATTTCTATCTCCAATCAATAAATCCTCTACCTGGATGGATTTATCAACTACCAAACTCTTCAATAGGCGAGTAAATGTAGTGCCTTTTCTAATAAAAGACTCTGTTGTAAGAATGTCCTCTTCGCGGGCAGTCATTTCTTTAATTTCAATATCTTCTGTGTTATGAAGATAGTGTCCTTCGGGATAGAGAATTCCTCTCGAAGGTAATTGTACCAATTCAGTTGGTACCACATATGCTAACTCAGTTGGTGCTGAATGGGCGACGGGTATAACCTCTGCGGATTCCTTCGCTCCTTGCGAAGGGATGCCGAGGCGTTCCTCGTTACTTCTTCTTGTCATTTAAACCTCTCTTTAATACTTGTCGTGGATCTCTAAATGGATTGAGTAATAGTCTCTATCTCAAACCAATCATATCGAATGCTCATGGTAATCTCCATGAGATCTTCTGTCTCATAATCTAACTCACCACCAAAATCAACACCGGCAATCCACGGATTTCGGAGTGTGATACGCTCAATAGTGTTGCCATCGCCGTCCAACATTGAGATAACTGCATTATTCATGGCAGTTGTGCCAAGTCTTTTACTGATGGTAGACGCCATGCCAGTGCCAGAATTAGTTTGCACGTCGGCATTGACATTATCCGTCATAAATTCAGGAAGCTGATACCCAGAATCTTGAATGAGATTATATAACTGCTCAGTAGAGTGCGGGTTAGCAGGATCAACCAGCGTCACTTCACACTTTTCATATGTTACACTTCCAGGATAATAAAAGGTATGATTGAGGAACTTGTGTTCCGCTTCTCCAATTTCCATAGAAGGTCGCGTTACTTTCTTGCAGATGTAGGTAATGTTCTGAGACAATCCTGCCACCCCTAGATTGAGTATCCATCTAAATGATCTTTTAGGATCTGCTACTTGTGCGTCTTTCCAAAATGGCATCTTTTAAAATCTCCTGTTCATTTCATTCTACTATAAATAGTAAATACTTTTAAATTTAATCCTCAAAACTTGCACCCGACCTCGTAATAATAAAATCAAGAGCGATAAATTCAATAGAACGTGCTGGTTTCAAGAAAATCTTTGCATACAAAATATTTCTATCTACCAAATCCGGCGTTGTTGTGGTTTCATCTAACAAGACTTTATAATCAATAAGTCCCAATCGCGTCTGAATGCTTCCAAGGAAAGGATTAACTTTGCCCAGGAACCTATTCCATGTCGCGGTGACATTCTGATCAAACAATAGTGTTGCTGCAATGCGCGAGATCTCTCTCTTCACATAAATCATCAACCTTCTCACATTGATGCGATCCAGCGCTGACTGTGTAACTTGAAGAGTTTTCTGCCCAAAAATCACAATCCCTTCAGCAGGAAATTGTGCAATGGGATTAATGTTGGCGGTATACAACTCATCTCTTTCTTGCGAATTCAATCGTGCTCGCACATTAGTGACTGGAAGTCCAGCACTTCCCTCGGTCAATCCGCCTCTAGTAAATCCAGCAGGAGCAAACCACAGTTCACTCGTGTTTTGACTACTGGCAAAAGTTCCCAATGCTACAACACTAGGTGGTACCCATAAGGATCCCCCCGTTGTTACCGTGTCTGTAACCTGAACCCATGGATAGTAAGCACAACCATAACTGTTGTTGATATTTCTATCATTAAGTTGATTCACAGTGTCGTCCACCGAACCTAAACGCGATTGTGCCGTCTTATCCGCCTCTTCAGTGGGAGGAATATATCCTCCGGGAAGATCGATAAGCGCTAACGCATCCGCTCTAGCTTCGCAGACATCCAACAACTTACTCGTCAGAGATGTCTGCGTCAATCCAGGAATAGTCATCATATTACATTCAACCACTTCCGCATCTGCCACCGTGTCGATGGCGCGGTCGAGGGATGCATATTCATAACTACTAGCGAGAGTGGTGCCGGCAGGCATCACGGTGTTGCGGAAAGGTTCCTTTTCAAGAATATTTAATCCCTCAAATCCTTCGCTCAAGACAGCAGTAAACTGCTTGAATCCCGCATTCAATACATCTTCATACGATCCAGAAGCAGTATAGGAATTGCCGTCTGCCCGAGATCCGCTCACCCATGTGGCAAGTGCACCACCGGTACCTGCTTGCACATCATCCAAACTAAATACCCAACTATACTCTAAAGAGTCGGGAATGGTGGTGAAGTCGCCCGTACCATTAGGTTTGCGGCGCAGCATATCTTTAACACTAGGAGCAAGACGATTGCTCCCCTCCATATTTGCCGTCGCTCCAAAGAAGGCATCTTTTTGATTAGTAATGGTTCCTTCGTTAGTGCTTGCTCGCGTGGGAACACGCGGGAAAGTGAAACTACCCGTTACTTCTACGAAATCACCCGATCCAATACCGACCGAAATAAAATCGCCAGTACTAAATGCTATGGAATCAGGAACGCTGTTCCCTCCCAACACATAATCATAACTGGTGGATGCGGCGCCGTCACCACTACTGCCATATACTTGAGGTGCCGAGGCGCCACTAAGTAAAGTAAATCCTTTCCATCGAGTTGGACCATAAACTCCAAACGGAAGATACTTTGATTCCTTTGGTCCATATTCATCGAGATCATCAAAATATTCTACACGAACATAGCGAGATCGATTCGTATATGACCCATAACTCTTATATCTCTTACTCACCGAATCCCATTGTGTATAATCGTCTCCAATCCTGCGCCCAATAAAGTTGGGCGATTTGGGATTCAAGTCCACATTACTATAAGTTTCTACAGGTTGTGGATTAGCGTCGCTATCCCCCAACATTCTCACCTTGACAGTAAAGAATCCATAAGGATTAGCTACGTTGTTCGAAGGAGTAATATCGCTAATGGAAATCTTCAAATTGTTTTGTTGCCATTCGCCTCCTCCGATTCCTACAAACCTAAAAAGTTTTTGCATATTGAGAGGACTGTAATCAGCAGAGGCGTTCAAATCTTGAGCGAAGAACCATCCAGTTTTAGAATCCTTAACTTCCATATGTTGAATATGCTGGTGGACATTGCTGCCCGATGCAAGTCCCAACATTACTCCGAAACTGCCGCTAGCCTGGGGTGAGAGTCCAGTTATATTGCGCCCAAAAGATTCTCCCAGAAAATAAGTTTTAGAATTTCCATCATTAACATTGGGATCGTCGTTGATGAAATTGGGGTTAGTATTAAAGACATTTCTAATAAACAGTTTACTATTCTCATCGAAATTAAAAACTACTTTTTCAGTCTGAACACCATCGCCATCTTTAATGACAGCAGTGAATTGATTATAGTTAGAAGATTTAAAGATTCCACAAGTTCCTACTGTGTCCGTAGTGTTGTCGGCCATGGTTCCGCTCAAACTAACTGATCCGGTTCGAGCATAAAAGATTGCTGCCAAAGATCCTGTGAAAGCATCATAAGGAATATCGGCGCCGGCAAATAACACTGGTGCATCGGCGTCTCCGCCCGGGACAAACGCTGTGGCACCTATTAAGGAGGAAGATAATGTCGCCGAATTACCCAGCACGCCGGATTCGAGGGAAGTAATAGTGATCCCACTCGCTCCCGACACAGCGGAAAACTCAGCAGAAGCAGATGCATTAATAACATCCACCATATTCTGAGAGGTGTCTCCCGCAAGACCGCTGACATCGAAATCATTAGCGACCCATCCGGATACCGGATTTGCTGCTATAAAATTATAATCAGTAGTGCCATTGGAGGCGGTTAATTGAAATTGGGTACCGAGGAGTGCCGAACCGCTATTAATATTAGTAATAGTAGCAGTGGCACTCGACTCACTTCCACCATTAACTGAGGAAATAAATAATCCGAACGCTCCACCACCATATCCGGTGCCTGTCATAGCGCCTGCATCATCGTCAAATCCCGAGGCTTCCCATCCTGCCTTTCCTTCTTTGGTGGATGCAGCTGCATCTTGAATTCCAGCTAAGCGCACGAAAACGAGTGGACTCTCGTTGCGCAAATAGGCTTGAGCAGCATACGTACCATATCCAGGAGCAGACCCATTAGGTCCTGCTCTCCATACATCGGAATCGCCCCCACCATAAATGGGGTTGCCAAAAGTTTCCACAAAATCGGAAAAAGAATCGATTTGTACGGGTCGTAAACAGGGTCCTTTGAGCGATCTTCCTATGACTACTGGTCCTACCCCTCGTGGAAGCGCTGGTAATTGCGAATTGTCTATCTCTGAAACAAATACTCCAGGGGATACAAACTTAAATTTAGTGACTGACATAGTGCGTTGCTCTCCTTATTGAAATCTTATAAAATCGTAGCATAAAACTTGCTTTTATCTTCTTGTAAATAGTTTCAAAAAACATGAAAGGCTGTTTTATTCTCTATTGAAAACTACAATGCATTATACTTTCCGTCCTTCCAGGGAGGCGTTTCTCCCAAAATGACGCGCTCACGAGGAAGTTTCACTTTTACTGCATTTTCTCTTTCTACAATTTGAGCAGTTTTTTGATTATGTTCGGAACCTATAAGATACCCCAAAACTTTAACTTCAATGGCGGTCTGATACATGCGCTCATCGTCGCCCATATCTGCCACGCTATTCTCTTGACCGTAAGACGGCTGCAT